TGGTCCTGTTACTACGTCTGCCATTTTATTTACCCTCCTTAATCAAGTAAAATTTAAGTGGAGCCGAAACCCCACTCAAGTTAATTATTATTACGCTGCGAATACAAAAGTTCCAGTTGTTCCAGCACCTATAGATCTTAGTCTAGCTGACACATGCCATTTACCTGCTGTTACACATGTAAATATTATTTGTGAACCAATACTCATTAAATTAGTTGCCGCATTAGCTGGCGTATAAGTTAATCTTGTTTCGTTAGCTGTTGAAGTATCAAAAATTACTGCACTACTTGCTCTAGATTCAAATACAGAACCTGTTTCAATAACATCAGTTCCTGCACAATCAAAAATTAAAGTAGCTGTTCCACCAGTTGTATCAACTGATTGAGAATGTATTACTATAACTCCTGAAGTTGCCGCTGGTAAAGTTGTTACCTGAGCATTTGCTCCTGTGTAAGGGTTAACGTTAATACCTGCAACATATGTATTTGTACTTGCTGTAGCTTTTGCAGTTATTGTTTGACCCGTTATAGTTGGCGCAATGTTTTTAGCAAATACATTGCCTGTAAGGGTACTTGCACTTGTAACATCTAAAGTTCCACCAATTGAAGCATCAGTAGAGTAAGTAGAGTTAGTTGTAATTGCACCAGTTGATGCTGTTTTTGTTATATCAACGAAGCCATTCTCTGAACGGACTGCGCCTGTAAACGTTGTGTTTGCCATGTTATATTCCTCCTAGAATATTAAATGTAGTCCCTAGGGATGTCGACTGTATGCGTCTACATTTTATTTATTTAATATACAGTGTGATAAATATACAACAGATTTAAATAGAGTGCAAGAGATTCTGTAGTGAAAGTGGTATTTCAGTGGTGTAGCTTTTTGTTAAGTAGCTACGGAAACTTGTGGTGCAGAGTCTTCTACTTTGCTAACATGGTGTGCTAACTCAGCTTCTTTTGTCTTAATATCAGCAATTACTTGTCTGACTTTATGATCTATTCTGACCATATCAAGAGTATATCTACCCTCGTTAAGATGCTCCTGCTCCCAACTCAACTCCAGAGACCTTTTCTGTTTGTATAGGTCTTGTAAGTTTGTCATCGTTAATCTCCTCAAAGGTTAACCATTTTTTTGTCAAACTATAAAAGCCTGACTTCTCCCAATTAATATCATTTTTTCCTAGTTTGTCAAGGATTGCATTTTCGATACTATTAGAATTGTCTTCTGCCATAATTGTAAAATCGGTTATGTAACCGTAGGCAGTAATTTTAATTAAGAATTTTTTCATGAGTTTTATTTCTGTATGTTTTAAATGTGGCGGTTTTTAGACCGCCACATAAAATTAATGATTACGCTGCGCCTGGTGATCCGAAGATACCTCTAGGGTCAGATGCTCCAAATGAGTATCTCTCTCTAGCTTTGTATCTTACGTTTCCAGATTCAAAATCGCCTTCCATTGTAGTTTTAACAGGTGATCTAACAAAGTGTTTTAAACCGTTAGGTACATCTGTTTTAATGAAAAACGCATCTGTGTCAGTTAGGTAATGATTAACTGCATAGCCCTGTGGAATCATTCCCATAGAAACTACTGCGTTAATGTCATTATCTGCTGTTCCGACTCTTTGAGTAGATTTCATCAATCTTTCAGCTGTAAATTGCAGATCAGAAGGAATAATTAATTTCATTCCTCTTGCTGCTATTTTCAAGCCTCTCTCATCAGTCATAGATGCGATATCAATAAGAGCTTGCTCTAACGATGTTTCGTTAAGATCAGCTGCCGTTGATAGTTCATTTTTGAAAGTTCCTGCAACGATTGGGTGAACAGCAGAACAAAGTTCTACTCCATCTCCAAAAGTGAAGTCACTGTCAAACGCATTGTTTAACACATTTGCCGCTTTTACTTGTTTAGTATTAGCCATAGATCTAGCTAATGCTTTTGTATATCTAGACGCAAGTCTATCATACAAATTGTCTTCAATCGCTTCTTCTGTGATTGAGAACGCTAAAGCAAGCGTTTCGTGTGTGTATCTAGCTGCAAACGTTTCTTTAGCATCGTCGTAATTTACGGCTGTGCCTTCACCTTTTACTTCCGCATTACCGAAACCTGATAACATTACTTCTTCTTCAAAAGCTCTGTCAGAGTTTTCAGTATCGAAAATTTCTGTGTGTTCATTTGCGTAGTTTTTGTATTCCAAGCCGAATAGTGCATTCAAACCTGGCTCTAGCTCTCTCGCTAGTTGTGCTCTTGATATTGCCATTTTTTTATTCTCCTATTCTAGCTATATTGCTGTTGTTAATTTAAACACATGTTCACCAGTATTAAATGCTACGAATGCATTCGCATTTGCTGAACTTGTATCATCATTCGATGGATCTGTTACGATTGATAGTTGTTTAAAACCACCTCCCGTACCACTAGTCGATGTATCTAATTCTTGAGTTGATTGTCCAGAGATAGTGCTTCCTGCTACTCCTGTAAAATCAAATGCTGAAAAGTTCATCGCTGCTGTTCCAGTACCATCATGTTGTACTTCGAAGATCAATTGAGGATCATCGTATACAATAGCTTCTAAGTCAGCTGCGTTTGTGCTAGCTGCATAGAAAGGCTTAAATGTTGGTTTTCCTGATGTTGGATCGGTATATTGCACGCCACCGAAAACACCTAATTGTTGAGTGTCTCCTGCTGCTGCTGCTTCAATACCGCCGGCTGCTTGTGCTTCTACTGTTTGACCAGAGAAGATTGAAGTGCCATAGTTAGCGGCTATTTTGTAAACGTTGTTACGAATAGAACCACCGACTAAAGATCTTGAGGGTTTAAACCCAAAAGCTGCGTCTTGATTTGCCATATTATTTTCCTTGTTATGTTTATGCTTTTACACATAAACGGGTTAACTGTTATTTCGTTGGTAGGGATTAACCCAGGAATCGTTAAAAAATTAACTTTTCTTTGTACCACCGAAGGTTACACGAGTTTGTCGATCACTATTGATCGGCATACTTGGATGCTGTTCCTTCATGAGGTCGTTGTCGATAGCGTCATTTTTGTCTTGTGTTTGTTTTGCAAAATACGCTTTTCTTGATTCAACTAACTCGTCAGATATCCTTGCCAGCAAAAGGCCGCCAACTCCGATCATTCCCTTGTATTTACCTTCGGTCAAAGTTGGATAATCTATTTCAGGGTATTCGTCAGCTCTCACTAATTCGTATCCTGATCTAAGTTTAGCTGACATGTTTTTCGTATCATCGAATCCCATTGTTTCAGCTCTTATCCATCTATGTTTGTACCCGTCTGGTGCAGGGGGTGAATCTAAAGATGATGGTGGAGTCCAAACTTTTTTTCGTTCTTCTTTAACTCTAGTTTGACCCGCACGTGAAGTTCTTTTTTCTGTTTCGTTTGTCATATGCCTATACTCCTTCCGTGATTTTTAATTGTTTCGCATACTCTTCTAATGGCACACCTAATTTTTTAGCGATTGTAACCTGTGACGGTGTGAGTCTCACAGTATTGCGACTAGGGTTTACACTACGCTTCGCCGAAGCGACTTGTTGTGTAGGTTTAGTCGTAACCTTTGGTTCAGTTGTACCAAATTTATGGGGAAAGTCAATACGCATTCTTTTATCTATTTCCTTATAGTATTCATCAGAAGCAGGATCCATACCTTCTTGCTCAGTTAATTTTTTATGTAAATCAAACGCTGTGTACGTCATAGCACTATCTTTACCAAACCAAGAGTTATCTTCAGCCCATTCTTCTGCTTTAGGATCGTAAGCTGCATTATTTGGTGCAATAGCTTGTTCTAAAGTTCTAGGCTGTTCTACTGATCTTTGTTTAAGTTCAGTGGCAGCTTTTCTTTTTAAAGAATTAACTCTTGCTTCTTCTACTCCTAATCTAGCTATTTGTTTTTGCGCTTCTACTTCAGATTTAATATCTCCAGCTTCTCTAGCTGAAATAAGTTTTGCTTCTGCTGCTTGTAAACCAGAAATAACTCTTCCTTCCATAGCATTTACATAACTAGGTTCTAAAGAAGAAACTTTATTTTGTAAATTTTTATGTTCAGTCTGAATATTTTTTGCATACTCTAAAGCAGCTTCTTTTTGTCTCTCTGCTTCACGCATTTTTTTAGTAAGTTTGGCTATTCTTTTTTTAACACCCTCACTATAATCTTCTACTTCTTGTTTATTTTCAATTTCTTTATTCTCTTGAACTGTTTCTTTTGTTTCAACGTTCTTGTCATCTCGAACATCCAACTGCTTGTCAGATTTCTCAGATGAATTATCGGGCTCAACACTGTTTTCAATAGTTGTTTCATTTTCTACCTCATTTGTTTTTTCTTCAGGTAATAATACATCTACTTCAGGTCCTGAAGTATCTACATCTACCATTATGTCGTTTTTTGATATGTTTGTTTTTTCTGTGTCTGGCATAGTTTCTCCTTATGGTTAAATGTTATGAAGAACGGATTCAGGATTGTCTATGGTTCCTAAAACTTCGTCATCGTTTAATAGACGAACTTCTCCGCCTTCAATGGGTAATCTTGATCCTGCGTAACGTGCAAAAATAACCCAATCGCCTTTTTTGCACCATGGTCCTGTTGGATATTTTTCTTTATCGTTATAGGCCAATGGTCCTAACTTAATTACATAACCACAGTTAGTGGAAATACGTATTTTGTCTAAAGATTCTTGAGTAAAAATAACTCCGCCTTTAGTTTTTTCTTTTGGTGTAAAGGGTAAAACTAAAAGTCTCCAGCCGCTAGGTTCGGGTAGCTGGGATTCTTGTTTTTTAATTGTTTCTGGATTTAATGGTTCTTTTTCTTTGATATCTTTGTATTTTTCTTCCAAAGCATTGTTATGTTTTGGAATTTCCTTTGATATCGATAACGTTTCCTTGCTCATCTTTTTGCTCCTTGTTGTTTAGCAGGTTAGAGATTTCCTGTAATAAATAGTTATAAGATCTTGCTTGTCCTAACATATATTGATATTTTTCCATGTTGTCAACCCCACCTGTTATCATTGTGTCTCCAACAGCTTGTAATCTTTCTCTGACTATTTTTTGTATCTTTGCTACTAGAACTAATGGATCCACTAACAATCCCACTTTCGTAGTGATTTGTTTATTCTTGAATCTGGATCTCTTGCTGTTTTAGCTGAAGTTAATTTAGCTTTCATACCTTTCATTCTTGCGCAAAACGATTTACGTCTTGGATTTGTTTTTGATTTTGTAGGTGCTTTTAATGTGCCTTTTGTGTAGCTGGCTCTGCCTTTGGCATTTAAACCACCGGACTCAGACTTACCTTCTTTTCTAGTCCATGCCGCACTTCCACCATCATTAAAATAGGTTCTCATTACGCTGTTACTTTTTTCTTACTTTTATTTTTATTTTTTTTACTGTTCGGAAAACCTTTTTTTGATTCTGCGTAAACTTTAGGAGAAATAGTGCTATTTTTTTTTGAATTCATTTTTTCTCCTCTTTTCTTTTTATCTCTTACATTTTCCCATAGACTCATTATTTATCTCCTTTTGCTTTGTTTTTTTTTATTTTTTCTATTAATTTTTTAGATTCGTCATTTCTAAATTTAACATTAGGTGAAATTGACTTTATTGTTGAAATACCTTCTTTTATTTTTTTTCCAATAACAGGCCCACTTTTAAAAACATTATATAAAAAACTCATTAGTTTAGTACCAAGTAACTTTTTTAGATTTAGATGCTAACATTCTTTTACCATATTTTGCATCGTTTGTTTGAGATTCTAATGGATTTGAAACTTCTTTAGAAATATCAATTCCGCCTTTTAAAAATCCATCTTTTCCTACACCTAATCCTTTTTCAATTTTTGGTGCTTTTGTAATTGTTTCTTTTGTCATTATTTTTTCCCTCCTTTAAATATTTGAGTTCCCTTTATACCATAAATACTAGCAACTACAAGTATCCATAAATTAGTAAACCATTTAGGAAGTTCTGAGAACATCTCAAAAAATAGCTTTACTTTGTCCATTGCTGTAGGGTCATCCGATACCACTGCCCAAGCTAAAATTGCTATAGGCGTTGAGAGGATTATTAATACCGCCTCGTCCTTCCAGTCAGATTGTCTAGATTCTAATAATTTGCCTTGGTAAGCTTCCTCACCACTGGCCATTTTTGATGCATGCATTAGTTGTGCATCAGACATAGCCATCTTAGTTTTTTGTCTATTTGCGTAAATTTTACTTCCAGCAGATAGTGCTAATTTTGCTAAACCAAACCAAGCCATTACACACCTACCTTTTTTAAAGCTTTGTTGTGAGACTTTTTAAATGTCATACCTTTTTTCATATCTTTTTTCATTGATGTCATATGTTTTGTTGTATGATGTACTTTGTGTTTCTTTAATGTTTTCTTTTCTTTTTTATCTATCATTTTGACTTCCTTTATTTTTCATCATAGCTAATTTTTCTCTTGCTTCGTTAGCCATCTCTGTTTTTTCTATTGACGTGTCTGCTCTTAATTCTGCTAGTTCTTCGTTTTGCTCTAATTTTTCATCTTGGTTTCTTTGATTCATCATAGCCTTCATGTTCTCTAAGTTTAATCTTTCCTCAGAGTCTTTTCTTCTAGACTCATTGTCCATTGCTCTAATATCTAATTCTCTTGATCTTAGTTGAGCAATAGGATCGTGACCAAATGATGAAGTAATTTTTTTCTCTTCCTTCATAAAGTCTTCCATCATCTCAGCAATTAGAACTGCTTTTCTAGCTTCAATTTGAATTTGAGCTTGTTGTATTTCTTGTTGTACTTGTGGATCCTGTTGAACCATTTGTGGGTTCTGTTGGATAGCCATAGTCTGTTGTTTAATTTGTTGTATTAATTCTCTAAATTCTAATTCAACTTGTTCTTGAGCCATTAGAGAAATATGTTCAAGACAATTTTTTTCTATAGCTGCTGTTACTGTTGGTGCTGTACGTGCTAGGTTAGTAGCCATAAAATTTAAATGAGCAGTTATATGTGCTCTGTGATCTTGACCTGGAAAAGCTTTAAAAGGAACAGCACCTAATGCATCAATG